TGTGAAGACTATTGACTTGAATACCTTCGTGAACGTGGCAGAGATGGAAGCGTTTGGTGTTGAGGCTATCACCGTTGGGATTGACCCTAGCACGGCGGCACCGGAAGCATCTCTTTTCATCGCCCAAGTGGCACTTGAAGACCTCTCGGGTGGGTTCATCTCCCACGCCTCCTACGATTCCATCTACTTGACCTTCCAAGATATGCTGACATCGGCCTTTGAAGAATCCCTTTCACTAGGGGATGTGAAAGCCATTCGCTATGTGCCTGGTGGTCAACTACAAGTGCGAGCAGACCGCTTGACTAGTACTGCCGATGTGAACCTATACATCCGCATTACTGGCAAAATCTCCAAGTTGTCCGCTTCGGATTACATGAGCCTCGCATTGACAAACTCCCTCAGCAACTGAGCGTGACGATCGTGGCATTTCCAAAGCCAAAGCCCCGTGAGACATACACTCGGTATGTCAAGCGAGCGTTCAATTATGTGAAACGGAATAAGTCAAGCGTACGTGGCGCCTACAAAGGGCGAGGGAAATCTCGTACCATTGACGCTACCGTGATTATGAAGCGGATAGGCAAAGAATGGCGAGTCCATAGTCGGAGGCGAAAGTAATGGGCGTTCCTCGTATGATTCAAGGGCAATTTGGCGCCCTAAATTACAGCACGGGTATCATTGAGCCAACGATGACCACGCCAACCGCCCCCACCTTGACCTTTAACGAGAATCCAGGCGATTACATGGGAGTAAAAAGGCACAATGACCAATTTTACCTCCACAACAACGGCCAGCCACTACAGACGGGCGCCCTTCATTTCATGACTTATGATTATGTTGACCTCCGCGATCTACTTGAGGCTAAGGCGGGAATGGACGATGTGGTCATAAATGTGCAACGCCAATACGAACTCCCTTATCCCAACGATTCATTCAACCTACCTCCCGGCAACATTGAAGAAACCTTTCTAGTGCTGCTGGGCGATTACAACTTAGAAGAGTTAGGCGCCTTCCTAGTTGCTGGGGCTTCTAGGGCGGGATTTATGCCGTTAAAAGACCCAACCGCTAGCGACTCTCAAGGAGGTTTGCCGTTTGAAGTGCTATACCGAGAGGTTCGTCAATATGTTCAAGACCCATCTCAAAACTTTCTTTCCCCCGATCAGGTAGGCTCAAGAGCAGGCAATCTTGGAGACTCCACTAAGGCACCTACCCGATTCTGTGGAAACTTCCGCTTGACAAGTAGAACAATTGGTGGTTATCCTGACCTTTTGGTAGGGCCGGGTCTAACCGTGATTAGGGCGTGGAGCGTGTACCCTGCCAACCGAACATTCCAGTTAACCAACGGTGAGGGGCCAACCGATACGGTGGCCGAAGAACTTGATTACCTTCAAATGCAACTCCAACTCAAAATTCCGGCCCTACAGTATAACATCGTTGGAACTCAACGACCACTTACGGCCACCGAAATCGCTACCTATTATTCCAACATTCTCATGAAATCCTAATCGAGGCGCCTTGAATGCTTCTTCCCGGTGAGAATTACAGCGAACAGTTAATGTTCACAATGGAAGGATACCGAGAAACTTGGGTAGATGGCCGAATTGCCACGTTGTATGGTGAGGCTTACAATGCCTTGAACGAGGCTTCCGACCTGTCCAAATCGGATCGGGTACAAATTAAAAAAATTAAAAGTAATTTACCTTCAAACGATGCCGTAGATTTTGCCATTGACGCGTTTGAAGCTGGGCGAAAAGGCTTGAGATTTAGCAAAGTTGCTGCTCCTCTTATCCTCGCCGATGGCCCTCTACCGTTTGGGGATGTCATTTTTGCCATCGCTTTGGGCCTTGACTTTGGAATCGCCGCTTACAACTTGGTGAACAGGGATGAATGAAGGATGGATCGCGGCAGACGAACTTCAAGACCGTCGGCTTGATGTCATAGAACAACGCCTCATCATGGTTGAAGAAACCTTAACCGAACTCAAAACAATGCTTCGCATGCTTAAGACGCTTGGGATTGGCGTTGGTTCCCTTATCGGATTGAATGTTCATCAATTGATGATTTAGAACAACGTGGCCTGTTTTGAGATAGATTCCAAAATTGCGCGTGAAAACTCTTCTGGAACCATTGCTCTAATGTTTGAGCGCAATGGATGATGGCGAGAATCGGGTTTTGTGTGAAGTAAAATGTCCGAATCACGGACGGCGATGAGGGGAAAATTACCCCAAAGAAAGAAAGAGCCTAATTTTTGACGAAACTTGCCTAACTCGGGCGTGAAATAAGTAATGGAACCTCGCACATTTTCAAGCCACCAAACTTGAGGCTGATAATGATTAATTAGATCGAGGCAAGCAAACACTAAATCCATGTTTGGTTCAAACTCTTGGCCTGCCATGTATGCCGAGTGCCTTGGGCCAGAATACCCTAAAGAAAACTCCAAGCATGGAGGCGATGACCAAATAACCAATTTTTCAACATGTTCGGGCATCAACGCGTCAATAATAGATTTAATGTTGTCAAAATCCATGACATCGGCAAGAATTAACCCTTTAACATGAGGCAAAAGGTCTTCATTGTTGTCAATTCTAAGCACCATCCACTCGGGAGAGTCCCAAAACGCTTGTGAAGCACCACCAAGACCACAGCAAAGGTCAATCATCACCTTCATTCCAACGCCTCCAATTCCAAGTCAACGGCCACAATTAACGAATTAATTTCACTTGACACCGAATGAAGACGAGACTCTTCATTTGGATCGAAAGAGCGTTGAAGTTTTTGCTGTGTTGAGGCCAAACGAGCGAGTAAAATTGAACGGCGGCGCTCAAGAGCTGGGCGGATAGTAGCATTTTGGTGAAGTGCTTTTTCTTCTAGGGCATCAATTTCTTCCGCCATCGTGTGTGTCAACGTGGTCAACCGGTCTTTTTCATCTAGGAGCATCGTTAACGCCCTTTTTCTTTCTTCAAGTTGAGTCCCAAAACCATATTGTTGCCGTAATAAATCGCTTAAAGTTGCGCTTAATTCGCCTTTATCGGCTAATTTTTGAGCAATTTCGGCCACATCTCCGGCTAGTACAATGGATCGTGGCCGGTCTTTTCCTCTTGAATCAGGTTTTCTTCCCATAGTATTCCCTATCTCTATATATATATATAATTAATTATGTTATTAGTAGTAGTAGTAGTAGTAGTAGAACATCAACTTAAGCGGCAAAGTAGTGCAAAAAAAACACCAAGTATCTTTTTAGACCTGATGCTGCCTCGATCGCACATGGCATCCGCTAAGACCCGAGATTTTGAAGTATTTGAAACCATCACCGCTAACGGCGCTGGCGCTGTGAAGACTATTGACTTGAATACCTTCGTGAACGTGGCAGAGATGGAAGCGTTTGGTGTTGAGGCTATCACCGTTGGGATTGACCCTAGCACGGCGGCACCGGAAGCATCTCTTTTCATCGC